CCATAATGTGTTACGTTTGTATCATAAGGCAGATTGGACAGCTGAAACGCGGCTGTCCTTTTCTCTTTTGGGGGTGTATGGCTGAGAACCCGAGCGATCTTAAGGCGAAACACTGGAAGGCGTTAGCTCTTATCGAAGAGGGCGGGCGCTCTCTGAAAGAGATTGCTAAGCTGGTCGGGTGGAACTATCATACATTACTTGAGTTGTACGAAGGCAACACCCAAAAAACCGGCCCTATCGGCGAATTATTCCTTTCCGAGCTGAACAAGATACACCTGCGCAACTCCTCAAAAGTCAAATTCCTCCGCAAAGACAACATGAAGCTGGCGATGCAGAAGCTCAACGAGTATCTGCGCAGCGTCCAGCCGGCAAAAATCAATGTCGCCCTGGCTAAAGACCTGGCGACTTTAGTCAATGCACTGGCCAAGGCTGGCCCGTCCGTCGAGATCGGACAGTATTCGACTCACTTATCTTTGTATAAGTCGTTTACAGACAAGGAGATAGAGATTGAATATCAGAGATTGCGCAACATTGCCCGGGACGCACTTAGACAAAGACGAGTTCCAGGCACTCGACAGGGAAAGTCAGGAGTATTACCTGACTCTGTTGGAGAAGGAAATAGCGAGTCAGAAGAGTCGTAAGCTGCTTTTGTACGAACCGTATGAAAAGCAAAAATTCTTCCACTCCTCGCTCTGCACGACTCGTGCGATTTTTGGCGGAAATCGCTCGGGAAAGACAACTTCGGGCGGAATCGAGTTCCTCTACCATGCCACCGGGATTTACCCGGATTGGTATCCTGAAGCTTCTCGCTTCCATGGGCCGATCATCGGCCGCATCATCGCCAAAGATTTCCAAAAAGGCATCGGCGAAGTCATCATCCCCTTTCTTGAAGAGTGGTTAGACCCCGCGTTTGTCGCCAAGAAGTACCGCAATCCGCTGGGGATCGCTGTCAAGTGGACGTTGAAGAACGGGTCAGTGTTCGATATCATGACCCACGAGCAGACAACGGAACAGTTCGAGGGATGGCGAGGCCACATCGCTTGGTTCGACGAGCCCCCTCCTCGCGATAAGTATGTGGCAACCATCAGAGGGTTAGTCGATTTCAAGGGACGAAACTGGCTAACCCTCACCCCTTTGACCCAGCCCTGGATATATGACCAGATCTACACCCAAGCCGACAACAAGAGAATCTTCGTAACTACTGTAGATATCCGGGATAACCCGTATTTGGACGAAGCGGCTATCCACGAGTTTGAGTCCGGTCTTACCGAAGAAGAAAAAGAAGCGCGTCTGCACGGCAAGTTCATGCATCTGAGCGGGTTAGTGTATAAAGAGTTCAACCCAGACGTTAATATCTGTGCGCCGTTCGAGATCCCCCACGATTGGACGCGCTTCTTTGCTATCGATCCGCATGAGCGAAAGGCCACGGTATGCGTGTGGCTGGCGGCTGATCCCAACGATGGGCTGTGGCTCTATGATGAACTGTCTATCGACCTGACTCTCGAAGAAATAGCCCGGGCTATCCTATCCCAGGAAGGGGATAATCCTCCCCAGATTCGTTTGATAGACCCGCACATGGACAAGGAGAACGTCATCGCCGGCGGATTTAACGTCCGGCGGGAGCTGATGAAGTACGGCATCTTCTGCCAGCGGGGTAACTCCGACCCAGCGTTAGGCAAGTCCCGTAAATCGTTTTGTAGCAGTTACTAAAGATTTTAAGCTGCGGCCGCCGGTTAATAAGCTTTCAAAGCGCATGGAGCCGCAGCTTAAAATCTTTAGTAACTGCTACAAAACGATTTACGAGTTCCAGCATTACCAGTGGGATGACTACAAGCGCAACAAAGAAGAGTACGGCCTTAAAGAGCAGGTCAAGAAGAAGTACGACGATGCGATGGACGCGCTGCGGTATATCTTCAACTACGGGCCGCGCTACATCAAGAAAGAATCGTTCGACGATGCCGAGCCGAAGTTCACAGGAGAGTACACGAAGTACCCGGTCAAGCCCAGTAACGAAGAGAGTAAATACCATAGCTTAGTTGACAGAGAGGCCGCCTGATGCGAGACGATTATAATACCCGGAGCAAAGCCAAGAGCGTTACTGTCGGCAAAGACAAAGACCCGCAGCTTGACTTTGTCGTGAGCGAGTTCGAGAAATACGAGGCGTTCCACCGGGAGCGCTTTGAGAACGACCAGAAGATTTACGACTACTGGTCGAACAAGCCGCCCAAGCGCAGCTACTCTCACCAGAACGCCGTCAACGTGCCCCTGATAATCGAAGGCGAGCAGACGATCACCCCGAAGGTATTCGCCGCGCTGTTCCCAACGGACGCTCCCGTTGACATCGTCGCCGCGCAGAGCTCTATCGGCGAGAACGTCACGATGACAGCCGAAAGCTCGATGCTGATACTCGAATACATCAAGCACCAGTTCCGCGTAAGTAACGTGCCCGTAGAAGCTTACACTGGCCTTACCCAAGCCGGACTGTTCGGTACCGGGTACATGGAAGTGCGCTGGATATTCCAGAAGAAGTACGGGGTCAGCGCCGGCAAGAAGCCGTATCTTAAGCAGCTCGTCGGCCGCAATGAGTGTATGGCGGTCGATTATTTCGAGATGTTTCCGCATCCCTCAAAGAAACGCATGAACGACGACCTGCCGCTTATCCGGCGCCGATTCGTCGACGCGGAGTACATCAAGAAGATGGCGGACAATCCCCGAGTCGAATTTAAGAATCTTTCCGAAGCCCTTAATTCTGACGCAATTACAAAAAGCTCATCGCTGATATACGGCCCGGACAACAAGCCGGCGCAGCTCTTAAAGAAAGACGAATACGAATTACTCGAATATTGGGGCCCGTGGGATACATCCTACAAAAACGAGAAAGAAGTCGTGACAAAACTGGCGGTTCCGCACTGGATAGTGATCGTCAACCGCACAGTCAAGATTCTCGGCGGCCCCAACCCTTACGACCATCAGCAGCCGCCTTACGCGAAGCTGGGATTCTTCGTCGACCCCAAGCCGAGCTGGTTCGGGGTAGGCGTCGGGACTATCGGTAAGCCGACCCAGGAGCGCGTCAACAAGATCGTCAACCAGCGCCTGGACAACGTCGACCTTGTTTTAAACAAGCAGGGTTGTTACGACGGCAACGACCCGATACTGAACGTCGCCAAGCTCAAGCAGTCTATCCCCGGCCAATGGCATAAAGTCAGCGACACGTCGCGCTCGCTGCAGGTATGGGAATTTCCCGACGTCACGCAAAGCTCGTATCGTGAGGAGGAAATAGCGAAACAGGATTTCAGAGAATCAACGGGCGCGACGATGACGCTGACTCCGACGGACGACCCCCAGCACCGCACAGCCCAGGGCATCAACATGCTCCAGGGGGCGGCGGGCGCGCGCTTTAAGCCCGTGCTTAAACGATTGGAGAGTGAGTTTATCCAGGAGATAGCCAACATGTTTATCTCCAACGCGCAGCAGTTCATGGCGTTCCCGGAGACTATTGTCGTCACGGATAAGAACGGGGAGAAGAAGCCGATGCGCATAACTCCCGAGCAGCTCCAGGCCAAGGTGTTCTTTGTCGCGACCGGCATATCCGAGGCCATGAACAAGGAATCCCAGATAGGGCAGATACTTAGGTTCAAAGAACTGACGATGCAAGACCCGACGGTCAACCGCCTTGAAGTAAACCGCGACATCGCCGAGCTCCTGGGCTTAAAGAACATCGGACGCTACTTTGTCCAGGAGAAGAAACCCTTGGCCCGGCCCGGCGGCCTATCCCCGGACCACGAGGCGATCATACGCCGGCGCATAGCTGAGGGTGCGACTCCCGAACAGGTCAAGCAGGAACTCTTGGGAGGCCCGCCGCAGGTCGAGCAGATGCCGCCAGAACAGCCGCAGGACGCCAGCCAGGCGCCCCAGGGGCAATCACCCCAGATGCCATACCCAGGAGGCCCTAATGGGTGATTACGGCTCTCTCAGCCTGCAGGGCCAGCTGAGCGCCTCAGATGAGGCCTTAATAGCAAGATACCTGCCTTTTTTTGCGCAGGCAGTCATGCAGGCGGAGAACAACCCCACGAACCAGGGCGTTCTTAGCGTAAAGACCGACGACCCCAAGAAGACGGTCAAGGACTCGGTCTATAACAACTTTGTGCGCTGGAAGACGGGACAGACCCCGGCCCCGTGGATAAAAGAAAAGCCGGAGAAGTTCATCGACTTCATGAAACTGCGCTGGGCGCCGGACGGAGCATCGAACGACCCGAAGAACTTAAACCAGTTCTGGGCGCCGAATGTGCGCAGTATCTTGCAGAAGAATTTGCCCCAAGATTATAACGCGTTGCAACAGATGAACATGGTGCAGGCGCCGCAGTCATGGAGAACCGTATGAACCCGATAACTAAAGGCGACGGCGAGTCGATCAGGAACACGCAGCTCTGGAGCCTCGTGTGCCAGGAGATAGATTTCCGCATCCATTCGCTTATGAAGAACATACCAAATTGCCCGGTCGGCGAGTTCCAGGAGTTCAAGGCCAAGCTGACCGCGCTCGAAGCTGTTAAACGCATTCCCGAAGACGCCATAGAACGTGACTATGCGCGCGGGAGTGAAAGGTAACAACGGAGAAGTCATGCCAGACCCAAAGGTTGACGTAAAACCAGCACCGCAGCCCGTCAGCCCTGCGATTCCCACCGGCGGGGTAGCGCCGAGCACGCCGAATGCCCCGGCGACACCAGCGGCAGCAACGCCCATGCCTGGCGCAGATGGCAAAGCAGTACCCTTAGCCGCCCTTCATGAGGAGCGGGAACGTAGACAGGCGCTTCAGTCGCAGAACGAAGCGCTCAATGAGCGTATCAGGGCTCTGGAGGCCGCGGTATTACGGCCGCCCCAACAGCCGCAGTACGGGTATCAACAGCCGCAGTACCAGCCGCCGCAGGTGCCGGTACAGCAGTATCAGCAACCGTTGCCGCAGCAGTACGACCCGCGTCAGTTTGACCAGATGTGGGATACTGATCCGCGCAACGCGGTCAGGGCTGAGTTGGCGACTACCCGTCAGGCAGTGCAGGCAGAGCTCTTGGACGCGTTACGGTGGTATGACACCATGAACAACCAGATGTTGGCGCAGGAAGATATACTGGCCCAGAAGTATCCGGACTTTAACGGCTACCGCCGCGAAGTGCGGCAGTATGTCCAGAATGTCCCCCTGGCCCAGCGCACTAATCCCGGGTTGGTCGAGGTGGCGTATAACAT